GGGCCTGCCGCTGATGTTTGCCGAACTCTCCAAGGTGGAAACGAAGGTCAGCTTCGGCGAGGGCGACAAGAAAGTGGAGAAGCCCGCAGCCGAGCTCTTCGCGGATTTCATGATCGGCCTGGGCCAGTTTGTGCCCACGGGCGAGTTGGCCAATGGAGCGGAGAAACGCGGCAAGCTGGTGAAGTTCACTGAGACGAAAGACCGGAGCCTTGTGGTTGATCAGGACTCTGTAGCGCTGGCTGAAGCGGCGACGGCACTGGCGGCCAAAGAGAAGATCCCTTACGGCGACGCGCTCAACAGAGTACGCGCCAGCGGTGAATGGGAGGCGGGCGCGACGGCTGCCGGCAGCGTTTAAAAATCGGTTTACATATTTGTTGTGCGCGCCGCCTGCGCTAATGGCGGAGAAGGGAAAGAAAGATGGCTAAGACGCAATTTGGAACTGTCGGCAATCAGGGTATTCGCAGCTACAAAGCGGATGCTGTGATCGGTGCAGGGCTCGCAATTATTGCTGGCGCGGCGATCAACTCAGTGGCACTCCCTGGAGGCGCAAACGTTCGCGCTCTGGGCGTCACTGCAAACGCGGCTGCAAACATCGGCGACCCTGTTGGAGTCGTGGAGTTTGGCGAGGTCACTGCAATCGCAGACGCTGCAATCGCACGCGGCCAGTGGGTGATGGTGAATGCCGCCACAGGGCAACTAGCTCCGGTGGGCGCTGTCGCTGGCACCAACTATGAAGCGGTGGGGCTTGCTCTTGAAGCGGCTGCTGCCCAGGGCGATGAATTCCTGCTGTTGGTGATCCCACAGCGCGTACAGGGCTGATCCTTCGCGGTCTTAGCCTTTAACAAATAACAAGGGAGAAAATCCCGGAGGGAAACATGCCAGGAGCGATTGTAAGCACCACACAGGGGAAAATTGATATTGCCCTGTCACAGTTTGCGAGGATGTACAGCAACAATTCATTTGTTGCTGAACGGCTCTTCCCTCGCGTGGAGGTCAACCACCAGTCCGACAAGTTCTGGCTGTATGGCCGTGAGAACCAGGCGCTGCGGGAAAACACCAAGCGCGCGCCGGGATCGCCTGCAGAGCGCATCGCGCAGACGCTCTCCAACACCAACTACAACTGCGTCGATCATTCGTTGGCGCGGTTGATACCCGATGAAGAACGCGCCAACTTCCAGGCTGGCACCGGTGGCAGCGTGGAGCAGTGGGCCACAAAGGCAATTTCGGACAAGCTTTTTCTGGACGAAGAAATTGCCGCAGCGGCGCTGGCAACCGATACCACGAAGTACGCGGGTGCCAACTCTGTCACTCTCGCTGGGCAGTCGCAATGGTCTGACCTTGCCAACTCCACACCGATATCTGACGTGGAGACCGGTAAATCGACGATCCGCCAGATCGGACAGGAAGCGAATGTAATGGTGATTTCCGATCCGGTCTACAAGATATTGCGAGTACATCCGGCCATCTTGCAGCGTCTGGTTTATACCAAGGGCGGACAGATCACATTGCAGGATCTGGCGGCGGTCTTCGGCATCGAGCAGGTGCTACTCGCTTCCGCTGTCCAGCTCGACGTGGCCGATACACCCACTTTTGTATGGGGCAAGCATGTGGTGCTCGCTTATGCGCAGCAGAACCCAACCCCCATGGATGTGAGCCTTGGCAAAACATTCGTGTGGACGGACGCTCCTGGCACCGTGGGTGGTTTCCAGGTCGAGATTGGGCGCTTATCACCGCCGAGCGCGAAGTCTGATGAAGTGGCCGAGCACTTCTATTATGACCAGCGCGTTACCAGCAACGTCTCAGGCTACCTGATCAAGAACGCGGTCAACTAAGAAGTTCCGTAGCGTGTCGCGACGGAAAGAAACGAGGTCGCGGAGAATCGCCAGAGCACATTGTCAGGGCTGCGCAAGCGGCCCGCAATGAAACGATTTGTTTATCAACCAAGGAGGAAAGGGACAATGAGGAAAAAACATTTAATGATCGGTGTGCTGGCTGTAGTGATGTTCGCGCTGGCCGCAGTGTTTATGCCGTCCTCGCACGTCAATGCGCAGCAGGTTGGAGACCAGACACTGCTCAAGATGAAGTTCGTCAACTTCGGATCGAGCACGCTGGGCACCAATATTTTGCAGACCGGCGAAGTGAATACGTTGAGCGCCGCAGTGGCCACGGCCACGCTTACGAAAGTGGTGACCGGTCCTGCATCCGGCTCGGTCTATATCCGTGGTGTGATTGTGGAGAAGTCAACCGGAGGCACCGGATCATTCACCATCCAGACTGGCACGGGCACCAACTGCGGCACCGGGACGGCAGTGTTGCTGGGGCCTGTGGTCAACCCCCCAATTGGCAAAGTGTGGCTGGAGATACAAGCCACATCAGCCAAGGACGTGTGTTTGCAAACCGATGCAGCCACCACATCGGCAAGGCTGCTCTCCAACTGAACGTGTGAGCTGGCGTAGCAAAAAATAGCAGAGAAAAAACTAAAGAAGTGGAGCGAATTATGCCGAGTTACAAAGTTAAATCGCCTGTGCGCAAGGACGGCACGGATTTTGCGCCCGGCGAGACAATTGATCTGAGCGTGAAAGAGGCCAAAGAGATGGGGCCTGATGTTGTCGAGCGGGTTGAGCTGGGCAAGGAATCGACCAGCAATGGTAACGGCTCTGATATTTCCAAAATGACCAAGGCGCAGCTGATCGAGTTTGCTGCGGCTAAATTCAACCTCACGCTGGATGTAACCCAGAGTAAGGATGAGCTTATTGCCGCAGTCGCGAAAGCGGCCGGGGAACAGAAGTAAATGCCCTACGCAGTCAAAGCCGATCTTTCACCTCGCCGGATCTCCGCAGCTGAGCTGGTGCAGCTCACCGACGATACGAATTCTGGCAACACGAATGACCAGGTCATCACGGACGTGCTGACTGAATCGTCCGCGCTGATCGATTCTTATTGCCGCGTGCGCTACACGGTTCCGCTGCAGCAGTCTGACCAGGTGAAAGGGCTTTGTCTGACGTTGGCCGAGTACTTCCTTTATCTGCGGCGCAAGCGGGTGAATCCCGATGTGCGCCAATCCTATGAAGATGCGATCTCTTTTTTGAAGGACGTGTCGACCGGCAAAGCTGGGCTGGACCAGCCAGCCACGGCAACGCCGCAAACCAGCGGCGGCGACGTACAGACTACCAGCGTGGAAGAGCGCTTCAGCGATGACAATCTCTCGGGATACGTGTAGATGGCAGGCGAATTCAAAATCACGGTAAATGACGCGGCGCTGCAGATATCGCTCAAGAACTTCAGCGCGCGAATTCAGCCGCCAACTTTGCTGAAGATCGCTGGCGAAGTCATGCGCGGATCGATTGAGCGCACTTTCCGCGAGCAGGGATCGCCGGCCGGATCGTGGGCCCCACTGGCTGCGTCCACATTGAAACGCGGAAGGGGCGGCGTGGGAAGAAAGATATTGATCCAGCGCGGCATGCTGAAAAATTCAATGACGTACCAGGTCAGCGGCAACGTGCTCACCATCGGATCGAACCTGGTCTATTCGGAGATTCAGCAGAAAGGCGGGTTCGCCGGCAGGCGCGAACCTAGTTCGCGGCGCAAGCTTGGCCACCATATCGATCAGCACTTTGGCGTGCATGGACCTATGAAGTGGCGCAGGCCGTTTATCCCAGCGCGGCCGTACCTGCTGTTCCGTCCTGAAGACCCGCAGCGAATGACTGATGCGATGCAACGGTACATCGATGCAGTAGCCAAAGAAGAAGGTCTTGGTTAAATGGGCGCGACGCAATTCAAACTCGCGGACGTGGAGCAATCGCTCATTGCCTTGCTGAAAGCCGATGCCGGCATCGTCGCGCTGAAGGCGCAAGTGCAGGGCGTATCGAGCAAGCAATTCGATGCTCAGGGAAACCTCATTGTCATGCCTCCTGCTGTGCTGGTGTTATTTGAACAAGGGCAGGATGTCGTGAGTGGAGACACTGTCCGCACGACATATCAGGCGGATTATTATTTCTGTCTTTTCTGCGGCGCTGCCGATCTCAGCAGCACGGACAATGAACGGACCGGAGCATATAACCTGATCGCCGCCGTGCGCGCAGCGCTTGCGGGCAAGAGATTGGCGCTGGACAATGCGACGAATCTCACCGGACCTGTTGGTCTTTCCGGTATCACCATTGAACAGTTCGACGATAAAGGCGTGTGGTTCTGCCAGCGGATTGGCATTCCAAAGACGGCGCAATTTTGAGGGAGGGAAGTATGGCAGGAAAAGATTTCGTCAACGTGAGGCTCACCGAGTTCGGCGCGGCGCAGGCTGGCGGCGGACGCGTACAGGTGCATGCCGGCAATCACTCTTTTGATTTTGCTCCGGACGACGTGAAGATGGTCACGCGCGCCTTTGAGTGGGAGCGTGTGCTG